AGGTTGATATTGATTCAGCAAAAAAAGAATAAAAGGGGATAATTGGCTTAATTTTGAATTTTTCCTAGCAACAGAACTTGGCAAAACTTTAAATGAACTCAGAAATCTTTTGACAGAGGAGGAACTTATTTATTGGGCTGCATATTATGATTACAAGAATGATAGGGAGAAACAAGAAATGCAACGACAAAAAGCCAAATCAAGGTAATATATAATAAAGGTTATTTGTTTCTGTGGCACAATCAACGGTTAAGTTAATAGTTGATGCACAAAATGCGATAGCACCTTTAAAAAGAGTTAATCAACAAACACAAGCTTTAAGTAGTTCTACAGATAAATTAAAAGGAAGATTAGATAAATCAAATAGATCTTTAAGGGATACAGGAAAATCTGCAAAAGTAGCTTCAACAGGTGTTAAAGGGTTAGTAGGAGCATTAAGACCTTTATTGGCTGCATTAGCAGTTGTACAATCAGCAAGATTTGTATTATTTCAAACAGCACAATTAGAAACTCAAACAAAAGCTTTAGAAGTATTAACTGGAAGTGCTGAAAAAGCACAAAAAATTGTTCAAGAGATTAAAGAATTTGGTGCTGTGACACCTTTTAAATCTTCTGAATTAATAGAAGTCGCAAAGCGTATGAAAGCCTTTGGTTTTGAAACTGAAAATGTAGTGGATATAACCAAGAGAATTGCAGATATAGCTGGAACTGCTGGAGCTGACATAGATGGTGTTGCGTTGGCAATAGGAAAAGTTCAAGCAAAAAATAAATTTATGCAAGAAGAAAATATTATGCTTTTGGAAAAAGGAATAAACGTAACTAAAGAATTAGAAGAAATAACAGGAATGAACGGAGAAACCTTGGCTAAAGCTATGAGCAAAGGAAAGATAGGAGCAGATCTTTTTGTGCAAGCTATAGTAAAAGCAACAAGCAAAAACGGTCAATTTTTTGAAGGTGCTTCAAAGCAAAGTGATACTCTGGCTGGTAAATTTAGTACTTTTATTGATAATGTTGAAACCTTTGCACAGAATTTAGGAAAGATTTTTGAAGAACCATTAAAAGAGATTCTTGATATGTTAAACCAAGTAGCTGGTGAATTTAATAAATTATTTTCTATGTTAAGTGATGCTCAAATTGGAGCATCAAATAAGAATGTAGGCTCTGCTGTTTTCAAAGCTCGTTTTGGTATGCAAGCTGATGCAGTCGCAGATATTGAGAAAGCTGTTAACCAGTTAGATCCTTCTTTTGTAAGAACAGAAAAAGATGCGGCTAAATTGGCTGCACAAGTTGAGAGAATACAAAAAGCAATAACTTTAATTCAAGGGCCAGACAGTCTAGAAGTTTTAGATAAAAGAGGTTTAGCAGATCCATTAATTGACGCTTCTTTAAAATTAGGTGATATAAATAAACAGGCTCGCCAAAACGTAAATGCTCAAAAACAGTTAACAATAGAAACTAAAAAAACTAATGAAAATACTGAAAAGATAAAAACCGCTGTTGAAGGAACTGTTACTTTTAATGAACTGTTTAATACTGGTTTAGAGCAAACAAACTTTTTAGTTGATGGCCTTTCTCTTGGTACAAATAAATTTGCTGATAAATTATTAAATGTTAAATCTGAAGCTGATAAATTAAATGAAAAGTTTATGGAGATAGGTCAAGGTATTGAGCAAGGTATTGTTTCTAACCTTACTGATGCTGTTATGGGTACAAAGACTTTAGCTCAAGCTGCTATTGGTGTTTTAGACCAATTAAAGAGAAAACTTGTAGAGGTCGCAATACAAAGGGCTGTTTCTGGAATAGGAAACTTTATTGGCGGTGCATTAGGAAACATATTTGGTGGAGGGGGTTCTACAAATCAATTTATAGGCAGAGCTTCAGCAGATGCTTTTAGAGCAAATGGTGGCCCTGTTTCTGCTGGTGGTGCTTTTGTAGTTGGTGAAAAAGGCCCAGAAATATTACAGATGGGTTCAAGAGGAGGGAATGTAATACCAAATAAAGATATTGGAGGTACAACTAATATCATCAATGTATCTGTAGATGCGTCTGGAAGTTCTGTTCAAGGAAATGAAGGACAAGGACAAGCACTTGGACAACTTATTGCATCTGTGGTACAAACTACAATAGTACAAGAACAAAGAGCAGGGGGTTTATTAAATAGATAATGGCAACTTTTCCATCAATACAACCTACATATTCTGGTTTTAGAAAAACCAGTAACCCAAAAGTTAAAACTACGAAACTTGGTGATGGTTATGAGTTTAGAGCTTTATATGGTCTACCTTTGACACAAGATCCAAAAGTATATAATCTTACTTTTAATGTTTCTGAGACTGAAGCAGATGTTATAGAAGCTTTTTTAAGAAGTCGAGTAAATGATCAGGCAAGTTTTACGTTTACTCCACCAGCCGAAGGCTTTACAAAAACAGGCACTTATAGTCAATCAACTACAACAGCAACAATAACAATTAATAATCATGGAGTTGCAATAGGTGATGTTTTGACTATTGATTACACATCAACTGCAAGCGGATCTCCGACAGATGGTTCTTTTGCCGTTGCATCAGTTACCAATGATAATGTATTTACAGTAATTACTAGTAATAGTGCAACTGATTCTGGTAGTGTCTCAATTACTCTTTCTGGTGAAGGCAAGTTTGTTTGTGATTCTTGGTCTAAACAAATTCCTTATTTAAACAGAGCAATAATCAATTGTACTTTTAGAGAAGTTTTTGAACCATAAATGGCTAATCCTGTACCTGAGTTACAACAGCTTACAAATAAATCAATTATCGAATTATTTTCTGTTGAATTACAACCTGACTTACATTATACAAAAGATGCAAAAACAGATTGTTCTTATTCTCAAAGTGGCACTACCATAACGATTACATTAAATAGTCATGGGTTTTCTACTGGTCTTATTTTGAGTCTTGATTTTACATCTGGTGATGCCACAGATGGAATTTATACTATACAAACAGTTCCAGATGCAAATACATTTACAGTCACAGCAACAGTTTCACAGTCCACAAGTGGTAATGTTTCTTTTAATGTAAACTCAGATTTATCTAATCCTACTGTTTACCTTTTTCATTCTGGTGTTAGCATGAGCAATCAAAATATAGTTTGGCAATCAAATACTTACACCAAATTTCCATGTCAGGCTCAAGGTTTTAAATATGCTGGCAAAGGTACACTTCCAAGACCTTTAATTATATTTTCTAATGTCTTAGGTAGTATCACAGCGATTATTGAACTTGCTAATAAAACCACACCTTTTTCTGATTTACAAAATGCAAAAGTAACGAGAAGACGCACTTTATCTAGATTTCTTGATGAAGAAAATTTCCCTTCAAATATAAATCCATATAAAGTAAATAATGTTGATCCAACTGCTGAGTTTCCTAGAGAAATATATTTTATTGATAAAAAAACAGCAGAGAATAAAGATATCGTACAATTTGAAATGGTAAGCAGTTTTGACCTCCCAAATATCAATGCACCTAAAAAATTAGTTACGAATGATGATTTTTCTGGTGTTGGGAAGTTTGTAAATTTTTAATTATGTCTTGGCAAAATGATTTTATTAAATATGCAGAAAATTATTCTCCTAATGAGGCTTGTGGATTATTTGCCATAATAGAAGGCAAAGAAAAATTTTGGCCTTGTAAAAATTTAGCAGAAAGTAAACATCAATTTTTTATAATTGACCCAGACGATTGGGCAAGTTGTGAAGATGCTGGTGAAATATTAGGTGTTGTTCATAGTCATCCTGTTGGTGCTTCAACTCCTTCTGATGCAGATAAAGCTTCTTGTGAACATCTTGGATTTCCATATTATATTTATAGTATTAAACATAAAAGCTGGAATAAATTAGAACCTTCAGGATGGAAAACACCATCTCTTATAGGACGTAAATGGATTTGGGGGAAACATGATTGCTGGAGTGTTATTAGTGATTGGTATTATGAAACAAAAAATATAAAACTAATAGAATGGAAAAGACCAAAAACAATTAAAGAGCATGCAAAAAACCCTGAATTTGAAAAAGCTTTACCAATTTTAGGATTTAAGAAATATAGCTCCACTAGTAAACTTGAAACTGGAGATGTTTTATTATTTGAAGGTAGAAAAAATTCATATAACCATGCCGCTTTATATCTTGGAGACATGATAATTTTACATCACAGCATTAATAAGTTAAGTTGTAGAGAGGTTTTTAATTTAAGTCATCAGAAACAACTAAGAGGTATTTATAGATATGAACCTTAGAAAAATTAAAGTTTATGGCAAATTAAGGCAGTTTTTAGGCAAATCAACATTTGAGGCTGCCGTTAATACACCACAACAGGCATGCAATTTTATAAAAGCAAATTTTGATGGTGTAGAAAAACACATGAATAAACAATTTTATAAAGTAAAAATGGGCGGGCAAACTATAACTAAAGATTTGTTAAATTGTACAGGACAAGGAGATATACAAATAATTCCAATAGCTGTTGGTTCTCAAGATTTTTTTGATTTAGTAGAAGATGCATTTAATTTTACAGTAGATCTTTTTGTTGATTATGGGTTACCTATTCTTGGCTATCTTTACGGAGGCCCTATTGGGGGTTATTTAGGTACTTTAGCAAGTAATGCTTTGTCTGGAGATCGTAGCACTAACAACAACTCACAAGTATCTCAAATAGATCCAGCAATTAGAGCTTCATATTCTTTTAGTGGTATTCAAAATGTTTCTAATGCTGGTGTTCCAATCCCTATTTTATATGGGCTTGTTTATTCTGGATCTGTAATAATAAGTGCAGGCTCCGATTCTGCCCAACTTGTAAAAAAAGAAACTTAAATGGTTAGACTTGTTGACGATCAATTATTTGGTGATTCAGGTAAGATCCAAGATGAAAATCTGATTGAAGGTGCATTAAGAAGTAAAACTTTTGCAACTGTCGTTGATTTATTAGGTTATGGAGAGATTGAAGGAATTTTAGATGAAGGTGGAGATGGTACTGATACTTTTCGTAAAAATGTTTTTTTAGATAAAACTCCTTTATTAAATGCTGTTGGGATAGAAAATTTTCAAGATGTCACTGTTGAACAAAGAACTGGATTATCAAATCAACCAAAAGTGCAGATGGTTAATGCAACTGAAATAAATTTAGATGGTCAATTTCCAAAAGAAATTACAAAAAGTGCTCCTGTAACAGAAACGATAACAAACACTTCTATTGATAAAATAAGAGTAACTATTCAAATCCCTCAACTGCAAAAATTTAAAGATGATGGTGGTATTAGTAAACAACAGGTACAGATAACAATAACAATTACAGAAAGTAATGGTAATGTGCGTACACCAGTAACAGTAGATGATCCTGAATCTATTATTGAAGGAAAAGTAAGTAATAATTTTTTAAAAGATTATGAAATACAATTCCCTCTTGATTCATCAGGTAATGTAGATCTTAATTTTCCCTTGTCCGTTACTGTCACAAGAGTGACTGATGATAGTTCAGATGAAAATAAGATACGAAATAAAACTTTTTTAGCTGGTATCACACAAATAATAAGCGAAACAAATCAATATAATAATTTTGCCTATGTAGCTACAAGGTTTAATGCAGAAACCTTTAGAAGCTATCCAAGGCGTATGTTTCGGGTCAAGGGAACTAAGATCCGTATCCCTGCTCCTTATACCGCTGATGGAGTAACACTTACCCCACAAGCTGATACCAATAATGGAAGAATAATTTACCCAGACGGTTATATTTTTCAAGGTGTTTTAACAACAACTAAGGTTTGGTCTAGTGACCCAGCTTTTGTACTTTTTGATTTACTTACAACAGACAAAGGATTTGGTGGCCCAGATGGAATAATTGAGGAGCAAAACTTAGATTTGTTTTCTTTTTTTGAAGCTTCTAAATATTCAAGTGCCTTAATAGATGATCCGATAACACAGACGACAGAACCACGTTTTTCTACAAATATAATTTTAAATCAAAGAAGGGATGCTTATTCTTTGATAACTGATTTATGTAGTGTGATGAGAGCAGAGGCATTTTATACTAATGGCAGCTTATCCATTGTGCAAGACAGACCAACAAACACAGTTACAAATACCTCAGATCCTCAATATTTATTTAATAACTCTAATATCAGTGAACAGGGTTTTACTTATTCAACTGTTGGACAGAAAACAAAGTTTACTGAAGTAGAAGTTTCATATTTTAATAATGATACACAAGATTTAGATTTTGAATATGTCAGTGCTGACCAAATAGATGCATTGTCTGGTTATACTACAAAATTTGGAAATATTAGAAAAACACTTAAAACTTTTGCTTGCACTTCAAGAGGTCAGGCAAATCGTTTTGGAAGATGGTTTTTATATACAAATTTAAAAGAAACTCAAATCTGTAGCTTTACTGCAACATTAGAAGCTGGAGTATATATTAGACCATCTACAATTATAGGTATAGCTGATAGTTTAAAAGCTGGTATTAGGAGAGGAGGTCGTATAAATTCAGTTAATGATAGTCAAGGTGATGGGAATATAGATCAAATAATTGTTGATGATGCAAACAATACAGATTTAGCTGATAGTAATAATGCAAAACTTTCTGTTGTACTTTCTAACATAAAAGAAATTGATGCTAATACAAAACAAAATACAATGATTGAAACTAGAGATATCAGTAGTATTTCAGGAAGAACAATCACTGTTACATCACCTTTTACATCAACAGCAGAATTAAAACCACAAGCAAACAGTGTATGGGCTATTGAAAATACAGACGTTGAGTTTCAAACATATAGAGTTATCAGTGTTGAAGAAGAAAATCATTGTGAATATAAAATAACTGCAATAATTCACGACACAAATAAATACGCACAAGTTGAAGCTACTAATGTTCCTGCAAATCCAAGAAACATTACAACTCTTATTGATGAAAAACCAAGCCCAAGTCTTTTAGAAGCTGAAGAAAGAATAATTGTATTAAATGATAGAGCGGTATCAGCAATTTTCGTTACATGGCAACCAGTTCAAGGTGTAAAAGAATATTATTTAGAATTTGAAGGGCCTGATGATAATCCACAGACATTAAGAGTAACAAGGCCAGATTTTACATTAAAAGAATCAGAGCTAGGTCAATATACATTTAAGGTTAAATCTATTAATGCTTTAGGTGTTATGAGTTCAACAACTTCTTCTGTAAGTTTAGAAACTTTTGGTAAAACTGCTTTGCCTGCTAACGTACAGAATTTACAGATTGAACCGATTTCAGATCAATTAGTTAGATTACGTTTTGATCAGTCAACAGATGTGGATGTGGTGCATGGAGGAACAGTCGTTATAAGAGGAAGTAACGTTGGAGACGAAACGGCAACATTTAGCAATTCCACTGAAGTAGAAAAAGAGGTAAGTGGTAATGTAACTGAAGTAATTGTTCCTAATATTGGGGATTTAGGTGTATATTCATTAAAATTTAAAGATGATGGTGGGCGGTTAAGTGCTGGAGAAACTTCTGTAATTTTTACAAGTCCAGAAACATTAACAAAACTGTCTGTTTTTACAGATAGAGAAGATAATGACAGTCCACCTTTTCAAGGTGTTAAAAATGACTGCTTCTTCAGTACAGGTAGAAGTGCTTTAGTTCTTGGTTCTTTAGATTTACTAGATACTGTTAGTGATTTTGATAACATATTAAATTTTGATATTTTGGGAAATGTTGATACTACAGGAGGATTTTATTTATTTGCAAAGAGTTTAGATTTAGGTAATGTACATCCATTAAAACTAAGAAGACATTTTGTAACTGAGGGTTTTTATGCTCAAAATACTATAGATACAAGAAGAGGAAATATAAACACATGGACTGATTTTGATAATGCTGATTCTTCAGCCGTTGATGTTGATGCAAAATTACTTGTAGCTACAACTGATTTAGATCCCGATACAACAATTTCAGCACAGTATTTAATGTCAGCTGGTTTGACACAAATAACTAAAAGCAGCCATGGTTTAAAAATAGGAGATTTAGTATTTATAACTTTTACAAGTGGTTTTGCACAGAATAAAAATATTGATCATGATTTTGTTGTACAAAGTTTAGACCCTTCTGATCCGACAAATAAATTTAATGTTATTACACCTAGTTCTGTAGGTAATGTTGTGGCTCAAAGTGGAAATTGTACAATAAGTAATAAATTTACTCCTTTTAATACTTTTGTTAATGGAACTTTTAAAGCAAGAGGATTTAAATTTAAATGTGAATTAGAAACAAAAGACCCTGCACAATCTATAGCAATGAAACAAATGGGATATGTTGCTGAGATGGATAGCAGAACAGAAACAAGTCTTGGTAATACAGCAGCTTCAACAGGTGGATTTATAGCTTCTGGAACATCAACAAAGTCAGTATCGTTTACAAAAAGTTTCTTTACAGGTCAATCAGGAACAAGTGTTGCTGCTAATTCTGTTTTACCCTCGATAGGTATTACAATAGAAAATGCACAGTCAGGTGATTTCTTTACTTTGTCAAATATCACAGGCAGCGGCTTTGATATAGATATTAAAAATGGTTCCACTAATGTGGCTAGGAATTTTAAATATACTGCGGTAGGTTTTGGACGTGGTAGTTAATACTGGTTTAGGATATACTTAGATAAAATTTTAGATTAAGAAATGGCAACACATGATTACGTAATAGACAACGGAACAGGAGCCGCTGTAAGAACTGATATAAATAATGTTTTACAGGCAATAGCAAGCAATAATTCTGGATCTTCAGCACCATCAACAACTTATGCTTTTCAATTTTTTGCTGATACGCAAAATAATGTAATGAAAATACGAAACGCGGCAAATAATGATTACATAGAGTTATTTCAACTTGATGGGACGTTTACGCTGGAAGATGGTTCTGCAAGTGCACCAGCATTAGCTTTTAGAGATGATTTAAATACAGGAATATTTAGTTCTGCTGCTGATACTTTTGAAATATCAACAGGTGGTACTCGTGCTATGACAATAGATTCCTCTCAAAGGGTACTTATAAACACTACAACTGAAGGGCAAGATATTGCTAATGATTTAACAATAGCCAATACTACTAATTCAGGAATAACAATTAGGAGTGGAACAAGTCATACTGGAAGTCTTTTCTTTTCTGATGCTACTAGTGGTAATGGGGAATTTATGGGAGCTATTGTCTATACACATAGTGAAGAATCACTAAAATTTTTTACAAATGCTTCTCTTGCTACTGGTACTCCAAGATTAATGATAGATTCGTCTGGCAAGGTAGGTATAGGCACAACAAGTCCAACAGAAGATCTACATATAGGAGCTAGTGGTGCAGATCAAGTAAGATCAATAAAAATTGATGGAACTAACGGAAGCAGTGAGGTTCAAGGTGTAATTTTAGAAAGTGACGGTGCAAATGGACACTTTAATATAAAGATGAATGTTGGTAATGGTACACCTACAGATAAAATTACCCTACTTAATAGTGGGAACGTAGGTATCGGGACTACAAGTCCTACTGAAAAGCTCCATGTTTATCAAGACGCTTCTGATAATGTCCTTGCTTTATTTGAACAAAATACTTTAAATCAAGGAAACTTAATAA